CCTCCAGCCTGAGTTCAAATTTGTCGCACCGGTTGGCCGCAAGCCGCAGGCTGGTCACGTTGTGCTCCTTGCCCACCACCTTGCCGCACGTCTGCCACGGCTTCCCGTCGCAGCGCATCTGTGCCGTCATGTAGCTGCCCTTTGGCAGCTCCAGCCGCATCAGTATCTTGGAATACGCTTTCTTGCCGTCGATGGTCTCATACATGGGGGCGAACTGCGCCATCCACTCCTGCGCCTGCGGCGTGTCCTCGCCATCCAGCAGGTACACGTCGCCGCCCGCCAGCATGTACAGCTTCTTGCCCAGCCGCGCAAAGTCCACCGCCTCCGTGCCGTCCTCCAGCACCCATATCCCGGTCTTGGTCTCGTACACCATCAGCCGGTGCTCCGCGCCGTCCTTCACGCTCAGGTAGTAGCTGTCGCCGTCGTTGCCGGCTACCGCATCGGTAAACTCCTTCTCGCCGAAGTTGTCGCTGATCAGCATAGGCGTGCCGCCGGAGTAGGCGTATACCCCGTGAGGGCCTTTATAGAACAGCGTGTCGTTGATCACCTGCTGGCTTTTCTGACATCCATCCTGCAAGCCCTCCATTTCGTAGGTGTACATGGCGTACTCCGCCGGATAGCTGCCCAGCATTTTGTGCAGCTTTGTCTCCTTCCAGAACAGCACCGAAGAGCTCAGCTTGCAGCAGCCGGTGAATTTACCCTCCGTGCCCACTGCCAGCGTATAGGCGTCTGTGGATAGTCCCTCATACACGTAAAAATTCGTGGGGTCGCCCAGTGCACTTGCATAGATGGTCTGCGTGTCGTTGTTGCAGCCCCACAGCCGGTTTTCGCTTTCGCAGATATAGTCCAGGTCCGGTATCTTTCGCTCGATCTTAATGCTTGTGCTGGCCTCGTTCACCGCCGTAAACGTGTTGTCCGCCACCGTGATCGTGTTGGAGGTGACCGCCTTAATGACAAAATCCTTGTTGTTCTCCGTCTTGGAGGTGCAGCCGGAAAGTGTCACGCCGTCGCCCGCTTTGAACTTCGTGGTCAAGTCCGCCCAGCCGTTTACGGTTATTTTGTTGGTGGCAAACGTGGCCTTGCTGCCGGTGATCTCCGCCGCCAATGGCTTTACGGTCTGGTCCGTGATGTCCAGATACACCTTGTCCGGCCATATCACCATCTTGGTATTCACCACGGCAAACTGCTTCTTACCCGCCGTCACCGTGCCCACCGTCTGCCCGTCGTACAGCAGGGAGGTCCCCTCCACCGCCACCAGCTTGCCCCACGATGTCAGCGCCGTCACGTTCTGGTACCCGGTCTGCTTCACCCGGCCTTTCCGCGTGGTGATGTACGGCCACCGTCTGGCCGACAAATTCAGGCTGTCCCGCAAATCGCCGTTCTGTATGGCGTCCGACCAGTTGATGCCTCGCATCTGCACCATCTCCACCTTGTTGGGGTTCAGGGAATAGGGCAGGCTTGCCAGTCTCATCCCATCACCTGCACATTCCCGATGTTGTCCGGGCAGTGCTGCCGGCGCCACCACGCCATTGCCTCACTCATCGCCTCGTCATACACCGCCTTGTCGTTGCCATACAGCGCCGTTTCGTTGTTGTAGTAGTCGATCTGGCTGCACAGATACAGCACATACACCCGGTCGTAGGGCGCGGGGAGCAGCAGCTCCCCGTCGCCCGCCGGCCAACTGTGTACGTAGGAGTCCATATCGATCCTCTCCCCAATCTGCTGGTCCAGCCCCATCACCCACGCCGCTTTCTGCTCGTCGCTTATGGTGTTCAGCCGCAGCTCGTCCGCCTGCGAAATGGTATCTGTAACCGTCATGTCTTCACCTCACTTCACGATCTCCCACGTGCCGCACGTTCCTGTGCTGTTCATGATCTTCACCAGCAGCTCGCCGGGGGTCATAGGCTCCAACGGCTCCGCAGGCTTCGTCTCCTCCACATACGGGATGCCGAAGTATTCGCAAAGCCCCTTTGCCGCGCTCTCGGCGATCTCCTTCATGTGCGTGTGAAACCAAGCGATGTCATCCAGATTGTCGTGGAAGGCGTGCTCCTCGTAAAATGCCACAGCGTTTGTCTTTTTCAGCTCGTACAGGTCGGCGCGGGGGACGAGCTTCACCGTGCGCGGGTAAATCTGCTTGCGATACTTCACCATGATCTCGCCCAGCTTCTTGCCGTTCTTGGAGTAGGTGTAGTACATGGGATGGCAGCCCTGTGCCGTGCCGTTGGCGCTGGCGTTGGTGTGGCTGACGTAATGCACATCCGCGCCCCATGCGTTGCTCTCCCGCACGTTCTGCTTCATGATGGCATCGCCGTTGTCGCCGTTCATGGGGGTGCGCCGGTACCCGCGCTTGGTAACAATGCCGCAGCGGTTCAGGATCGGCTCCAGAATGTCGATGTACTCGTTGTTCTCCAGTGCCTCATAGCACTGTTTCCCGTCCGGGCGGGGATATACACAGGGGTTTGCCCTGTGCATAGCCGGGGACAGGTAGACCTTCGGGGCGGCCATTTACATAGCCTCCTCGTCGTTGGTAGACTTCATCTGCTTAAAAATCTGATTGACGCCCGTGGCGGTCAGGCCGGACATAATGCCCACAGCGACCGCCGTAAAATAGTCTTCGGCGGGGAAATCCGGCATGTGGAACGCCAGCGCCAGCGCACCGATGATGCCGCCGCACACGCCGCAAATAATGGGGATCCACTTGCTGTCCAGCGCCGTGGCCTTCACGATCATGCCGATCAGATAGCAGATGACGATGATAGCGGCAACAGTTGCCACTCCGATAGTGTTGATGTCCATAGTTACTTCCTTTCCGGCTTTACGCCTCTCGCTTGATGGGCAGCTTTCTTACTTCCTCCATGACCCTTTTTGCACTGCCGTTGCCGCCCATCTTTTCATACGGCTGGTACAGATAGTCATTGAGGTTTTCGTACTCGTCCTGCGTGACGTACCCTCTTGTCACGTACACCATGCCCAGATGGATGATGCGGTCATGCGCCAGACCCACCAGCATCTTCCGCTCTGCGTTGTTTTTGTCCGCCCGCTTCGATACCAGTGCCCACAAACCGCTGCTTGTCAGCACCGCTACCGCCAGCGGTACGGCGATCTGCTGTACCCACGGTTCCATTCGCCGCGTTCTCCTCTCAAATTATTTTTGCCCCTCGACACCCTTCGACCGTTTCTGACACGCCTCCTGTGCTATCCTGCTTGCAGAAAGGAGGTGTTCCCATGCCCGAGTATTTCACCCTGTTTAACGCCGTCACCGACGCCATTGCCCAGCTTGAAAAGGCCGTTGCCGCGCTCAAACAGGCACAGCTCGATGCTGAGGAAGCCTACATCCGGCGGGGGGAGTAATTCTCCCCGCCCCTTATTCTGCGTACACGCTCCTCCTTACTCCGCTTCCCCGCCATTCTCCTCTACCGGGCTGTTCAGCTTTTCCAGATACGCCGCCAGATATGCCTCCGGGCTGGTCTGCTCCCCAACAATGCTCTTTGCCGTTCTCACAGTGTTGATTTCGGTGATGTACCCCTCCTCCCCCACGCAGAGTACCGTTTCGTTTTCGTACTTGAAGTTCTTGATAGCCTTTGCTACCCGTTCGTCCTTGCAGGTCTCTCCTGCCTTTACGATATAACCTGTGTACATGTTTGTTTCCTCCTTGTTTTATTGTTTGGTGGCGTTTGCTGTCAACCACGCCATGAATTCGTTGGAAGCGGTTGCACCCTCGTAGAATTGAATAGAAGTCACTTTGGCATTTAAGTTCCATGTTTGTGATGCGTATGTCAGTGAATATTCGATACCTCCTCCCTTATAAAATTTCAAATCTGTTTCAGTGCTAACTATTGTTGTAATTCCATGTTTTGTAGCTGTGTTGTTGATGAATACATCGCAACCTATTTTCTCGTTGAAGTTATTTACAGGATACAACTCCTCATTCAGCACCCACGTCCCTTCAAGGGTAGGTGTAGGGGTGGGCTCAGGTGTTACCCCCCCCTCCCCAAACGGTGTGCCATCCAGGGAAATCCATTTTTGCTGAGTGAGGTCATAAAGGTATGCATCCTTGGCTTGTGCATAGCCATCGGTCCCACCAAGGAACACACCACTCACCCCGATACTCAGTGCTCCATCCTTGACCTTAACAGCTTGCCAGATGTTGTTAAACAGCGACTCCTGAATGAGGAGTTTATCGTTCTCCAGTTCATAAGCCCCTGTAAACTTGTATGCAGGGTTACCCGTGCCTACCCGAGCAAATACAAGTTCTGTACTTGACAACACAGTAGAGTTATGGGAGTTTCCTACATGACCTCCTACCGTAACAAGGTCAAAATCCCCTGTTACAGTGTTAAATCTTTGAGCATAATTAACACTAGTA